TTTTTGGACTTTAAATGATGCAATTATTGGAATTGAACCTTATAATAAAAATCAACCACCACCAATTTGGATAGGGGCTCATGGTCCAAGAATGCTAAAAATTACTGCAGAACTTGCAGATGGATGGATTCCCATTGGAATGCCTATTGACGATTATAAAGAAAAATTAAAAATAATTCATAAAAATACTATAGGAAAATATGAAGGAGAAAATAAATAATATATCATATGAAGACATAGAACCCATTGTTGAAAAATTAATCAAAAGCAAGACACGTAAGTATAAATTTGATATTTGGGGCGAAGACGATATTGCCCAAGAAATACGAATAAAATGTTTTGTTGCAATTCAAAAATATGATCCTAATTCCGGCGCTAAGATTGAAACTTATTTGACCACATGTGTAAATAACATGTTGGCAAATTTGCTTAGAGACAATTTTTTTAGCTGTAAACCCCCCTGTTATAATAATCGTACTAAATCCGCATGCAAATATTTTAGTGGCGATGTTTCTTACCCGTGCGACCGTCAAGATTCTTGTGAGCGTTACGCCGCATATATCAAAAAGAGAAATTCTAAACTCGCTTTTTATGATTCAAAACCTCTAGATTTATTTCATAATTACTTTGGTGTAAAAAATAATATGTCGGTAGAATTTTTTGATCAAGAGATCATAGATCATTTGCCTAATCAAAAAGCAATCGAATATTATAGGCAGTACAGAAATAACGAAAAAATACCATACCAATATTTAGCTATTATTAAAAAGGTAGCGAGAGAGGTGTTTGGTAACTAATGGGTACATCTTTTTATATTGCAAATGGGAATGTCCAAATTTATAGTTCTGCGTCTCAAGAGCCTAGCACTTTAGGATTCTTCGGTCGTACTGAAGGAAATTTTGTTCCTCAAAGTAAAAAACAGCTTTTACCTATAACTGTCGGAGAGTTTAATGGCTTTACTTATGCGTGTGACAAATATGGTAATGTAGCAGAACCCATTAACTCCTATAAAGCTAACAACATAAGATATGAGGGCGGAGACAAAGCTATAATAGGAGATATTGCCGAAAATTCAGATCCGGTAATTAATACCCTTGCAGATCTTAATGTTGGTGACGAAACGGTTAGGGTTGTTTATGATCCTGGCGAAACCTCTATAGTTGTTAGGGGAAAGTTTTATGCATACAATCCCGACGTACCTAACGAACCGCCAGATGGTGTTATTGTAATGGCTTGTGAAATAATTGATTTTATTAGTTCGTCTTACATACCACAATCTATGTGGTATCGGTCTGATCAAACGGGGAATATATCGGCAAACATAAGAGATGACAACACTTATAAGGGTGGGGGTCATTGGGAACCAACCTCTAATAATGGAACAGGATATTTCTATCCTGAGTGGAAGCAAATAGGTGGAATTAATAGACCGTTATATTTGGTTGACAAGGGTCTTTCTAGCAGCGCGCATAATTATCACATAGGTCTTTCTGTCGCGCCAATAAAGCCTGGGCTTAATATAAGATTAGCCTTTAAATTTGTTGGCGAAGCTATGCCAGCTGGATATTACTATTAAGGAGGGGAGAATGCCTGCTAAAAAGAAACATTTAAAAAGAGCACCAATAAGAAGGTTTAAACCTACTAATGAACAACTTATATATATAGAGAATAATTTTCCATCTGAAACGGATGAGGAAATTGCTGAACATCTTGGGATTAATATTGACAGATTTAAGGATTATAGATTTTCCAGGGGGTTATTCAGGAAACATGAAACATCTAAGGAAATACTGAAGTTTGTTGCGAACAAGGTTCAAAGTATAACATCTCAAAAGTCTATAAAAGAAATGAAGCCAGAAGAAATTATTAAAGTAGAAGAACAAATGACAGAAGACGAAAAAACTGCTGATGTAGAAATGGGGATACTGGAAGATGTTCTTGATACTCTTGAAAAAGAGAACCCAAAAAAAACATTTGAACTAATAAACAAAACTGTAGATGTGCAGTCATTACCAATTAGCAAAAAAAAGATTCTTTTTCAACAGAGTTTTAGTTCTAGCAATTATGGGAAAGCTATTCTTTCTTCTTTAACAGCAGATGAAAAAAGAATATTTTTTGAACAGTTGTTATCTTTTTTAGATTATACAGATGATTTAACCCCGCCAGAAATGCAAACGTTAACATTAATGTGTCTTGAGGTTATTAGACAAACAAGAATTCTTAAAGAAGAAAGTCGGCTTGCAAAAAGCGGAGATAGTTCAGTCATATTACAGAAAGAATATAACGAATCTGTTAGTCGGCTAAACAAATATCAGCAAAGTTTAAAGATAACCAGAGATCAAAGACTCAAAAATGCTTCTGATGGTGGAGTTGATATTGTTAAATTGCTTCATGCTTTTAGAGATGAGAGAACACACAAAAAAGCCGTTAATGAGGCGGCTCTTTATTCGTACATTACAGATGTGTACGAAAATGGTGCAGTACAACAAGAAATTTTTAAGAAAGGATAATTTTATGAATATAAAAAAAGAACCTTTTATTATGTATATTGATTGTAATGAAAAAAAACCATGGGCTTTTCGGAAGTCTAATGTGGTTAAAGAAATCAAAACAAAACGTCTTAAGCACGGTGATTATACAATTGCCGGTCTTGATGGCAATAGCTTAGAAGATGAGTTTCTTATGATTGAAAGAAAAGCTAGTATTGATGAACTCTCTGGGAACCTCGGAAAAGCGGCAAGCAAAAAAAGATTACGTAATCATTTTATAGAAAGCAAAGCAAAATATAAATTTTTAATAGTAGAGGACAGCTTAAGTCATATAATGAAAGGTAGCAGATATTCACATCTCCCTAAAAAGTTTGTTCCAGGTTGGCTGATATCTCTTATGATGAAAGAGAACGTACATGTTATTTTTGCTAACGATAGGGCGCATGCACAACAATACGCTAGGCACATAATGAAAAAAGCCTGGGAATATTATCTTAAAGATCAAAAAGATAAGGGTTTGATAGAATAATGAAAAAAAGAAAACAAGATATTAGAGTTTTCCCCAGTTTAAAAAAACTTGATTTGCCTTGGGCGTTTGATTTTAATAATCCAGAACTAATTTCTTCTATTCCCAAACCCATCAATCCCGACGTATGTTATGACGCAAAAACAGAATTTGCAACAATGTGTCAGCAAAATTTGTGGTGGATGTCTAAATATGTTCTTGGAATTGATTTGGCTGTGTTTCAGTTAGCAATACTAAAAGAAATGTTCACGCACCCTTTTCTTTTAAATGTGAGTAGCCGTGGTGCTAGTAAAAGTTTTATTTGTGCTGTTTATGCTTTAATGAAAGCTCTTTTACAGCCAAATTGCAAAATTGTTATGGTTGGCAGTTGTTGGCGACAAGCAAAAGTAATTTTTGATTATGTGTCAAATATTTACTCCAGATCTTCTGTTCTTCAAAAAAGCGCCTCTATACGTGAACCACAACACTTGCCTGACATATGGAAAATGCAGATTGGCACATCTACTATTAGTGCTGTTCCGTTAGGAATAATGGGCGGAGGAATAAGAGGTTTGCGTGCACATGTTATTTTAGCTGATGAGTTCGCTACTATTCCCGAAACAATTTTTGACGTTGTTATTCGTGGTTTTGCTGTTGTCTCTCAGGATCCTGTTGCTACAGCCAAAGATATAGCTGCAAAAGAAATGCTTATTGAACAAGGAGCTATCATAGAAGACGAAGACGAGGAATTTAGAGGTAACCAAATTATTCTTTCTGGTACTGCTTCTTGGAAATTTAACCATATGTATAAAACTTATGATTTATATAAAAAAATAATAGATAATAAAATTGTTGGTTCTACATTAAATTATCCAGAAATTTTTGGATATAATCAGGACGGCGAAGGCCAAAACGTAAACTATAAAGATTTTTGTATTATTCAGATTCCGTACACAAAACTTCCTGATGGTTTTTTGGATAAGAAAATTATTAGTGACGCTAAAATGTCTATGTCTAAACCAGAGTTTGACATGGAGTTTATGGCAAGATTTGGTGACGATACAGAAGGATTTTTTAAAATGTCAACATTAAACAATGCTACTGTTTCTCCCTCACCTGACGGCAGAATGTCGTTCTACATTAAAACACATGGAGATGGCGGGAAAAAATATGTTATTGGTGTAGACCCGGCAAGATGGCATGATAATTTTGCCATGGCTATTTTTGAGCTACATGAAGATTTTTATGCTTTAGTAGATATGGTCGTTTTAAATAAATTTTCTTATCCTAATATGGCAAGAATGATACGCGCAAAACTAAAAGCTTATCCGACTACCTGTTATTTAGCGATGGATTCGGGTGGTGGAGGACACGCTATACGTGATATTTTGCAAGATCCTACCAATACCCCAGCCGGGGAAAGCCTAATCTGGGAAGCTAACAACAAAGAAACAGCATCTAATATTGGATTACATATTCTTGAAATGATAGGATTTAATCAAGATTGGATAAGTAAAGCTAACCATGGCTTGCGAAGTGATCTAGAAAATAATCGATGTTTATTCCCCCCTACTTTTGTCCCTGGATTTTTATATGGCAAAAGTGGGAGAAAAGAAGATCTAGATAAAATTTTAGAAGAAATAAAAGAAGCTAAAAGAGAAATGACAAGTATTATTGTTACTGCCACTGGACATACAGGTAAAGAACATTTTGATATTGATAAACTTATGGGTGTAGATTCTGTTACGAGAAAAGACAGATATTCTGCTATTCTTCTTGGTTCGTATGCGGCTCGTCACGTAATGCATGTTGGGATAAGCGACGTGATAGAAAGCGCAAAAGTTAAAACACCCATTGGAGGGTTTGTGGACGAGTTTGCTGGCGGCGAAATAAGAGTTGACCAGGATATTAAAGTTAGAAAAGTTCCTCAGGGCGATAGAGGGTTTGTAGTAACCGACAACGAAGTTTGTAGTTTATTTTAAAAATACCCGCAAAATAGTGTAAAAATACTAACGAAATACTTAAGCCAAGGAGGTGTATTAATTGAAAGAAAAACCTGTTGTTCAGAAAGTTGTATCGCCAGGAATATCTAAATATCGTGCCCAAAAAGTTCGAGATGCTCTTGCCGAATTTACAAAACAAATAGATACAAGTGAAGCTTACACCGGACGCAAAATAAATGAAAATGATTTATATACTGCCGGTTCAACATATATTAGCGAGTCGTTGAGACGAGATGAGTTTAAAACATATCGTGGCGGACTGTACTCTAAACCTACCGGACCTCAAAGTGTCATAAAAGAATGCATTGATATGTATAAAACTGTTGGGGTTATTAAAAATGTAGTTGATCTAATGAGCGATTTTACTGCTGATGGTCTTAAATTTTATCACTCTAATCCGAGTGTAGAAAAATTCTTTTCTGCATGGGTTAAATTGACCAATCTTGAAAACAGAATAGAAAGAGTTGCTAACCTTTTGTTTAAGGCAGCTAATGTTGTAATATATAAAATCTACGGAAAATTTGAAAGAGACAAAAGATATTCTGGAAAAATGGAGCTTGTTAAAGAAGAGGATTTTGATATTTTTAAAACTCCCAACAAAAAAAATTCTATTCCGGTCAGATATGTTATTCTTAACCCTGAAAATATTAACATTAAAAATTATGATTTCTTTACCAAACCTGTAGTTGAATATTATTTATCCCCGAATGTAATTAATGCCCTAACAAACGATGACGATCCTATGAGCGCCGACATTAAAAAATTATTTAATACAACTACAATGGGTAAGGGAAATAGAATAGTACTTGATAATGACCGTATTGTTTATCTCGCATATAAAAAAGATGATTTTCAAGATATGGCTGAACCCCTTATTGCCTCTATATTAGAAGATCTGAAATATAAAAAACAGATGCGTCTTATGGATATAAGTGTGATGAACGGAATCATATATGCTAAAACACTGTGGAAATTGGGAAAAATAAAAGAAGGTCTTGACCCCAGTCCTGTTGAATTTAGAAAGCTTGCTGCTATGCTTCAAAAGCAAACTAAAAGCAAAGATATTATATGGCATGAAGGTATTGAAATGCAAACCGACTATCCTCCAGTTGGTGATATTTTGGGTAGCCAAAAATATGAAGCAGTTAATAAGGACATTACGTATGGTCTTGGTATCCCTGAAGTTCTTCTTGGAGGAGGAGGTAAAGGCGGGAGCTATGCCAATTCTTATTTAGCAGTAAAAGGTCTTTTGGAAAAATTAGAAACCGCAAGAGGAATTATTCTTAACGAATGGATTTATAAGGATCTTAAAGACATTTGTAGGGCGATGGGATTTAGAAAGTTGCCACATGTAACATTTAACAAAATGACTCTTCGTGACGAAATACAAGAAAAGAATGTTCTTATTAAAATGGCTGACAGGCAACTTATTTCTTATGAGACGCTTATGGATCTTTTGGGTATTGATAAGGATGTTGAGGTTCAAAGAATGCGAGAAGAAGAAAAGATAAGACGAGAAGAAAATATTCTTCTTAATCCTCAGGTCGAAAGTATTAAGATTGGTCAAAAAAGAACAACCAACGTAGATACCGATCCTAATTATGGCGGACGTCCTCCGGGTGAAAAAAAGAAGCAAGAAAAAACTCGCGATACTAAACCGACTGGAGCGTCTAGAGAATATATTGAACGCCAAGTAAGATTGCTTTATCCAGACATAAAAGAAAATTCCATAGAGCTTATTATTTCTGCTGTAACATATGTGTGTTCTCAGGAAGGTCTCCCGCCTACTGGAAAAAATATAAAAAATATAGTTTCTGATTATAAAAAAAGATTTATTAACAAGTATCCAGAATTTGTGTATCTTTACGGAAAGGCTATCCAAAATGGAAAATCGCATACTGAAGCTTATAATATAGCAAATCAATAAAAGGAGGATAAAATGAGTATCGCAAGACTTATTGTAAACAGTTTTGATAATATTTTGTTTGATGTTCAGGGTGAACCAATAAAAGCAACCGAGTTTGGCATTGGTTGTTACAGGTCTAAAGAGTGGAGTGTAATTAATGTTAGGTGGTCTTACCAAACAAAAGACGGTATACGTGTTGATACCGGGTTTGTTTTGGAAAAACCTGGTGAGGCTGATGTAAAAAATGGTCTTGAAGGTGTTGTGACTGAAAGTATGCCTATTCGTGCCGACAATAATACAATTGCTAGTGTACAAAAAAGTTTAGCAAAATTGCCAGATAGTGCATTTGCTATGATACAGATCAAAGATCATCATAAGTATCGTCGGTTTGCGCATCACAATGAAGACGGAACAGTTAATATGAGAATGGTTTCAGAAGCCCTTAATTTGCTTAAAACCGCAAAAGGTCCTAAAGCAAAATTAGAAAAAGCTAAAAAACATTTGATGGCGCATGTGTTTAATGAATATAAAACAACAATGGCGCCACAGGTAGTTGATGATTGTGTTAAGGCTGTTACGGAACAAAAAATAAAAGATTATAAAAAAAAATATGGGAAAAAACCAGACAAAGAAGCTCTGAAAGAGATTAAAAGTTCAGCGTGGAAAATTTGCCAAACTCAATACAAAAAGGGTAAACTTTAATAATAACAATGCATTCAAAAAAATACAGAAATAATTCGGGCAAACAAAAACCTAAGCCTCGTAGAATAAACAAAAAACGTTCAACGGGGGAAATCAGTTCTCATAAAAGAAACAAACGTAAATATAAAAGGGAAAAAATTAAAAAAATATTAAACAACGAAATTTCCGATTTGTTAAAAAGCTAACAAAATAGTGTATAACCATAAGTGACAATTAATGTTATGTCCAACAAAGAGAGGTGATTAATCCTGGATAAAGTAAGTATTAATGCGAAAAACGTTGCTATTGCTGGAGTAAGCCAAGATTATTTTGTCAAAGACAAGCAGCCGGATCTCTTATACATGAAAAGTATTTTAGTTTCGACAGGCGCAAATAAAAATGATGATGTTTTCCTCAAAGACGAAATTATAAATTCTTATCAGACTCCTATAAATAAAGCTGTTGATTGGGAACATAAAACAAAATATACAATAGGTGCCATTTATGATAGTGTTTTGGTTGCTAATGGCGAAGAAATTTCGCCGGAAGATGCCAAAAATTACGATGGACGGTTAGATATAATGGATTATTCAGTAGTTTGGAAACATAGATACCCAGAAGAAGCCAAAAGTATTATAAAAGCTTCTCAGGATGATTCATTAGGTGTCAGTATGGAATGTTATTTCCTAGATTATAATTATCTTGTGGGACAAGATATTGTTGCAAGAAATGAAGACACTTCTTTTTTAGATGATTATCTTAGATGTTTTGGGGGAAATGGGACAATTGTCGATAAAGGACAGATAAAGACGGTAAAACGTATACCTAGGCATATATTATTTTCCGGGAAAGGGGTTGTAGGTCGTCCTGCTAACAAATCTTCTGTTATCGTATCTGTTGCAAGCGACACTCCCAAACAATCGGATATGAAAGGAACACCTGGGACAAAAATAAATGATTTACCTGATGCTGCTTTTGCAAGTATAGATCCCGGTGGCGAAAAGGATGAAGAAGGTAAAACTGTTCCTAGAAGTTTACGACATTTGCCTCATCATACCGATCAGGTTGAAGATGGTTCTGAAAATACCACAATAGACTTGGGTAGACTTCGTAACGCTTTAGCGAGATTTTCTCAAACTAAGTTTGCTACTCCTGAAAGCAAAGAAAGAGCTAGGGCGCACTTAGAAAAGCATGCAAAAGCGCTTAACATTGGTGACAGAAGTTCTTCTAGTGATAATCTTGTAGCTGTAGCACAAATGGCATATATAGACTTAGACATTGAAAATAATGATTACATAAATCTTATTAATCAAAATAAAATTGGAAGCATGAACCAAAATGGTAGTGTAGATTTAATAAAAGGAAGCACTACAATATACCTAAGCGATCCTAGATTTAAAGTTTTATCAAACGATAAGGAGGTGTACAAAGATATGGGAACTAAAAAAGACAATAAGGCCGAAGAAATTGTTGCGGCTGAAAGCAAAGAAGAGTTGGTGGATAACCCTGAAAAGGAAGAGACCAAAATTGTTGCTGAAGAAAAAACTAATGATAAAGAGGAGGAGGTTTCTACCAAGTCTGATGTTGATATCAATTCTGCTTTGGCAGAAATGGTAGCTGAGGCTAGCGAACTGAGATCTGAAAACGAAAAACTTCAAGAAACTATAGATGTTCTCAACAATAAGGTTTCTGATCTAGAAGCAACTATTGTCGAAAAAGATAAAGAGATTGAAGTTTTTGCTAAAGAATTGGCGTCTATTAAAAATGAACATCGGACCTCTGAACGACTTTTGAGCCTTAAGGATAAAGGATATGGTTCGGAGCTTATTGTAAAACTGGAGGATTCGGCCCGTAAAATGGATGATGAAGAGTGGAGTAAGTATATTGAAGCCATCGATCTTAGCAGAAATGATGCAAAAAACAATAGCGAGCCTGAAAAAAAGGCCGAAGAAGAGCACAATACGATAGAAGCAAAAGAAACCGAAACAGCTCAGGCGGCTGAGGCGGCTATTTTTGAACAGGAAGGCGAAATTGATAGCGAAATAGAAACAAAAGTTTCTGAAAAAACAGAAGCTAGTGAAAGTATTGGAATATTTGAACAAGGGTTTAACGAAGTATTGCACATTGGTTAAACTTAAACAACTAGATATTTGAAAAATTATTAACTGTTTAAAATAAACTTAGGAGGTGAAATATAGTGGCGCTTAAAGCAGAGCGAGTTACCGTACAGGAAATCCAGAGAAGCGGCGGTTTGTATAATATGGGCACAGCAGCGCCCGGAGTAGTTGTGTGTCATTATGACAACACACAGGGCCAGATTTATGTTGAAACGTCTGGTGTTGCGCCGGCTGTCCCTATCGGTATTTTGACGACTGAAGTAGACAATAATTATACCAAGAGCAATCTCGGAACATTAACCCGTCCCGAAAATGTTTATAAAAACGTAGTTGGAAGCGGCGAACCTATCAATATTTTGACTATAGGTGTCGTTACCACAGATCAGATAGTTGATGGGGATGTTCCTGCAGCTGGTTCTGGCGCATATGTTGCTAGTTCCGGTAAAATTACGACCGACAGCACTTATGATGTTACGGTTGATGATACTGGTACGTATACGAGGAAACAGATTGGATGGTTCTTGTCGGGCAAAGATTCTGATGGATATGCTAAGATCCAGATTAATACGTTTGCCTAATGTTTAAAAAATGATTTATTTTTATAAAAAGGGAGGTGTTTTAGATTGAAAGAAGACAAATTTGTAATTGACGATAATATGAAAGAGGCTCTTCGTGCGTGTGCTAGTGAGAATCCAGAAACCGCGGGTAATGCCCGCAAAGCCTTTGCGGCTCAGCTAGTTGCACCTATACGGAAGGCTGTGATTGTTGAGGGTAATACCATTGGCAATATCTATTCAACCGTTAATGTAAACAAAGATGAGGCTTTGAGGTATCCTATCGACATTATAAATCCGGATCATGTTGATGACTTTAGCGCGTATGTTATGCCTCGCCATGGAGGTATACCTGAAAAACATGTTGATGGAGATGAAATATTTGTTAAAACATACAAGATAGAAAATTCTATTGATTGGGATTTGGATCTTGCCAACGATGCAAATTGGGATGTTGTTGGTAGAGCTATCAAGATTTTCCGTGATGGTTTTACTAAAAAGCTCAATGACGACGGTTGGAAAACGATTCTTTATGGTGCGTATAACGGCGGGACAAAGAGCACAATAACATGTGATGGTGATTCTTCGGCTGTTTCTGGTATATTCAGCCACAGGCTGGTATCTAAAGCTCAAAACGCTATGGCTCGAATCGAACGTGGCGCTAAGTTGACGGATCTGTATGTTAGCCCTGAGGCTTTTAAAGATTTGCGTGACTCTGCTACGTATGTTAATAGTGAAAACTTTATGGATGACAGAACTCGGTATGAACTGTTGCAGAAACCTGGTTCTCAGCCTACTGAGAGTTTGTTTGGTGTAAGAATTAACGAGCTGTACGATTTCGGTGCCGGTCAGGCTTACCAGAATGAATGGACCTCGATTACCGGTGATTCTACGTATGACGAAATTGGTATTGGTTTCGATCTTACGGATGACCATCGTGATAGTTTCGTGTTTGCTTTGCGCGGTGATCTTGAGGTATTTGATGATATGGAACTCCATAAAAAGGGTCGTATGGGCGTGTACGGCTGGATGCGAGTTGGTTTTGCTGTTCTTAATGCAAACCGTCTACTGTCTATTGGTTGGCGTGCTTAAAGTACAGTAAATAATAATTAAAATAATTATTGTAAAGGCTGTTAGGGTAATTCTTAGCAGCCTTTATTTTAAATATGGGTATAAAATATAGGTGGGTGATGTAATTTGATTTTAGGAAAAAATACAACCGGTTCTGGTGGTGAAGGAATAACTAGCGGTCAATTAGAAAGTGCTTCTGGTTTTCTTCAAACACAAATAACCTCTAATGATAGCACTATAACATATTTGATAAACCAAAACACAGAACGTATATCAGAAATTGAAGATCTTCAGGTTGCTTCTGGGATACTTAACGATAACATAATAACATCATCTGGACTATTCGAAAATCGTGTTTCCGAAATAGAAGGAGACTATTTAACCAGTTCTCATATAACACCAGACGCACATCATCCAAGCGGACACAATATATCCGATCATATAGATTTAGATGCTAGTACTCTTACAAACCTAAATGGCTCTCAGATTGTTGGCACTATCCCTAGCGGTGCGTTTCAAGGAGTTAGTATATCTAAAGAAGATCCAGGAGGTAATACTACCCTTGAAGACCATTTTTTGAATCATCCTACTGGTAGCGGTTCAATATCTCATTCCGATTTATCTGATATGCCTAGTTCTACCAATTCTGATCATGATGGGAGATATTATACTGAAGCCGAATCAGACGCATTGATTGCTGCACATGCGGCATTACAAGATGTACATCACCCCAAAGATCATACGCTGGCAAGCCATACTACAAAAAATCATAGTGATTTAGACAATATTGGTCCAAATGATCATCATCCTCAAGTTCATGATATTAGTGGACCAGATCACTATGGAACTCTGCCAGAAGTAACAGCGCTCAATGCTGCAAGCGGATATTTACATAATGAAATACTTGCCAATGATTCTGATATTATTGAGTTGCAAGAAGCAAGCGGTAGCTTAAACACGCGATTAACAACAATAGAGGGAGATTATTTAACATCTGTTCAAAGCGGAATTTTGCAAAGTGGGATTACTACTAATGCTGACAATATAAGTTTGTTGAATATAGCAAGCGGCAACCTAGATACAAGATTAGATACAATAGAAGAAGATTATTTGACTTCTGAACATATTACAGAAGATGCGCATCACCCACGTATACACGCATATTCTACTCACACTGGTAGTGTTCCGAGTGGAGCATTTCAAAATGTTGCTATTTCTGTAGTAGATCCGAGCGGCAATACAACTCTTGAAGACCATTTTACTAATCATCCAGGAATGACAGACCATGCAATGCTTAGCAACCTTGACTACGATAATTCGGGCCACACTGGGTTTGTGTCCGATTCTACCTTGGTTACATCAAGCGGAGTTCTTGTAGATCAAATAGAGGCTTCCAGTGGGATACTTCAGGTTCAAATAACTAATAATGATTCTGATATAACAGATCTTCAAACAGCAAGTGGAATAATTCGCACCACACAAACTACAACATTAGATCCAACAGGATTTTCGACACTTGAAGAAACAAGTCTTTCGTTTGATAACGAAACTAGAACATTTACTCTTGTTGATAACGGTGATGGATTTAGTTATTGGCGACAAACGAGACAAGTAACCAAATCTGGCAACCAGACAGTTGTAATACCTAACTCTAGCGGGTTACACTATATTTATTTTGACTCTAATGATGACTTGGTTTCTTCTCAAGAAGTATGGAGTTTTGATGGTAGTGTGGTCCCTGTAGCAACTGTATATTGGGATCCTCAAGGATCCGGGTACCTTTTACATGAAGAAAGACACGGGGTTTCAATGTCTTGGGCTACCCACAAATTTATTAATAATACCATTGGGGTAGCATATGATTCAGGTTTAACTGGAACGTTTAATAACGATAATACCTTTGTTGTAACTGCTGGAAAAATATATGATTGTGATTTAGAAATATCAATAGAAGAACAAACAACTTGTCGAATATTTTACTCTAATGGAACTACGGGTTATTGGAATTTTGATGAGCCTTCTTCTGGATTTTTTAAGAAAGTTTCTTCTATTTTGCAATATGATAATAATGGCGTACTAACAGATGTTCCTAATAGATATTATGTTTCATATTACATGTATGCTACGTGTAATATAGATGACCCTTTATATTGTGTTGTTGGACAAAGAGTTGATTCAAAACTTTCAGAAGCAATAGCAAACCAAAGTGTAGGTAATTTAAATCTTTCTAATCCTCCCACGTTACAGATGAAGCCTCTTTGGCAAATTATTATAAAAAGAAATGGCACTTCAGAAATTGTTGAACAAGTAACCGATTTAAGATTAATTCGACTTTTGCCCGCAGGAAACTTTGAAGCGCAAGATCATGGCGCATTGGGCGGACTGTCAGATGACGATCATCCACAATACATGCTTAATACTAATTTTGAAATTGCAAGCGGCGTAATTGTTGACCAAATAGAAGCGTCTAGTGGGATTCTTAGAACAGATCTTGATAGCCATATATCAGATACAAATAACCCACACGATATAACATGGACACAAGTTGACAAAACAACTTCAGATATAGCAGATATAACAACAAGATCCCATACATCTTTAACTGATATTGGCTCTAATACACATGTGCAAATAGACACAAAATTAGACAATCTTGCAACAGCTTCTGGAAATTTAAACAGTCGTGTATCTATAATAGAAGACGACTATTTGACGTCGGCAAACAGTGGCGTTCTTCAGGAAGCAATAGATTCTAATACTTCTGATATTGCGGATTTACAGTCTGCTAGTGGGAATCTAGATACAAGAATAGATTATATTGAGGCAGCAAGTGGGGAATGGCAAGATCACCTTAGTAATACAAATAATCCACACAATATAACGTGGGCACAAGTAGACAAAACCACATCTAGTTTGGCTGATATTACCACAAAATCTCATACTGTATTAAGTGACATTGGAAATAATACCCATGCACAAATAGACTCTCATATTTCTAGTACCTCTAATCCTCACAGTGTAACAAAATCACAAGTGGGTCTTTCTAATGTTGAAAATACCGCATTATCAAGCTGGGCTGGGACGACTAATATTACAACTCTCGGAACAATATCTACAGGCGTATGGAATGGAACAGCACTAACTGCTGATAAAGTTCCCAATCACGATAATCTAAATGGATTTGTGGCCAATGAACATATTGATTGGACAAACGCTACAGGAATAAATTTGTCAGCAAACAATATATCTGCAGCCGGCAATTTAACTGTTTACGGTAATACGGTTTATCATGATAATATAAAATATTGGACGGCTACAAAATATTACGATTCCGGAACATGGCTTAAGTTATGTCAAATTGATTATACGGGATCATCTAATTATCAAAGTGTCTGGATTGACGGAACCATAATGCAACGAGCATATGGAGGCCGTGGCGCAAAAGCTGAATTTTTTATTTCGATTGAATTTCAGTCGGGAACAACATATCAAACACGGTTTTCTAAAACATTATATGGTTCTTCATCGCAGATATTAAATGTTGCTTTAAAACAAACGGCAACAGATCCAAATATTTATGAGGTATGGATTTACGCAATATCTCGTATACAAGCTCACCTGAAATATTATGAATCACAGTTAAATCTATGTGACCTGTCGGTCTGGGGTGATGTTGCTTCTGGTTCACCGGTAGACATTGCTCCGAATCTCAATACGTATATGAACGGTCCAATAACAATATCTGAAAATTTTGATACTATTACAATAACCCAGGATGGTAATAATCCGTATATTCAGTGGTCTGATGGTGAGTTATATTTGCAAGCAATGGGAGGCGGCGTTGATGGGGTGGTACATATAGCAGGCAATGATATTGGTGCTGGCAAATTAATTTTAGATCAGGCGGACGGGAGTGATGGTCTGAAAATATGGCAAGGGCGACAATATTATTATGATGGTAGATCGGTAATTGAAGCCATAGGAAGTGCTGGGCTACATCTTAATATGTTTGCGAGCAATAATGTGTATTTGTTTGACCTTGCAGAAGAAGGGCAAACTCCGCAATTTGTTATTCGGGGATATAAATCTGGCGATACAGCGCGACGTTCACTGTACATAAAAATTGATCCATCAGTTAATAACCAAGTTTTATTTAGCGGCGTAGATACTTATGCTTTTGATGGTGTATTATCACTAGGTGGCGATGAACATTATCCTTATGCAAACACATTTACAAATCACTGGTATCATCATCGAAAAAGAAATAAATTTACAGCATCCGGTTATCAACGTCTTTGTAAAATAGACTTGACGAATAACACTTATGATGGTGTTATTCTTACGGGTTCCATTATATCGCATTATTATTATAACGCAAAAGGCAGAATAGATTTTACCATTAACATTAATCGTTCTAACACAATATACAATGAACGATTTACAAAAACGTTAATAAAAGGTAATATTGATCTCTTCTTGAAACGTATGTCAACTGGTGTTTATGAAGTCTGGGTGCGAAGCGTTTATGGTGGCGAACAACGATGGGTTAGTGACGTTCAATATTTTCAAATGGGTAGTGTTGCCGACTTTGATTTTTCTGACGAAGGTGAAACAGTAACGCCTAACGGCGAAACAGATATTCCGCCATCTGAAACAATTGAGTTCGCTAACAATGTTGAATTTGATGGCACAGTACATACTACCGGATTTATAACATCCTCAGCTGGTTTTTCAACTGGTGGTACATTGTCTGCCGGTGGTGGCATAACTACTCAGGGAAATTTTGATATATATGGAAGCTATATTAACTTAAACGCCACAACAGCTTCTTATATAACAGCTAAAAAAGATTTAGTAATAGATGCTGATATTGATGGAGATGGCGGCAGGTTTTTAAGGTTAAAGTGTCAAGGCAATGAAATGATTAACATTGATGCAAATAATATATCTTTTGTAGAAAATTGTTATTTTGATAATCCATGTACTTTTAACGATTTTTGCTATTTTTATAGTAATTTAAATTTTGTTGGTACATCCAATAGAAAAATTGAAGCCAACAAGGGTTTAGCGATCAATGTTGATGCTGATGGTGACAGTGGATTATCTTTAGAATTGCAATACGATGGGGATACTAAAATTAGTATTACCGACAGTGCAATAGGATTTTTAAACCAATGCACTTTTGCTAACACTTGTTATTTTAACAGCAACGCGATATTTGGTAACTATTCTACAAATACTTTTACATTTAATGGTAGGGCAATTTTTAGAAGTGTAGATACCGATGGCTACGATATAAATGATGTAATTGCTGGTTCGACAGGTGAAATTGTATTTAACACAGACGATGAAGGATTTTATGGTTGTATATCTGGCGGGACTACAGGAAACGCCGAGTGGGTGTTGTTAGGAGGTGGTTAAAATGCCAAGTATAAGTATAGTTAATTTAAATTCTGTAAGAAAATCAAAATTAAAACGCCAAGTATCGGATCCGCAATATCCCACAAAAGACATAGAGGTTGTGGCTTTTAGGTGCGCGAATCCAAACTGTCCCAATAACGTAAAATGGAGGCAGGATGATTTACCAAAAATTTTATATACGTTCAAAATGAGAGTTACTGATGCCAAAGAAGTTGACGATGAATATTGGATTGATCCAGAATTACACTTTTGTTCTGTTGCGTGTGCAGGAGAAACATTAAGTAATTTAGCCAAAGAACTAAATACAGTTAAAGAAAGGGTACAATAAATGTTAGAAATATTACAGGCAAGACAAAGAGAAATTAACAATAGACTATTGGGCATTTATGCAGAACTTGGGACAATGGAAATTAGAAAACAATCTCTACTAGATCAAAAAAACGAACTGGTAGGTCATTTAAATGAAATTAATGATATAATTAAACAATTAGAATTAGAAGAAACACAAGAAAAGGCTAAATAAAATGGCTATTACTACAGAGCTGTTGATTGTTTATTTTTCTGATAGGGGTGTTCCTGCAACTGGACTAACCCCAGTGTTAAATGGCTGGAATGCCCCAGAAGGAATAAAAGAGCTAATTTCTGCGCCAATGGAAGAAATGGGTAACGGATTTTATACGTATAGTTGGACCTCCTATGATGATGCGCAAGATTATGTTTTTATCGCAGACGGTGGTGATAGTCTCAGCAACTCTGATAGATATGTTGTCTTTGGAAATGGTAATGCAACTTTAAAGTATCAAAATATGATAATGCGCCCAGGAGATGAAGATACATACGATAGGACAACAGATTGTTTACAGGCTATTAGAGAAAGCCAATTAAGCAGTAATAACTGGGAGGCTACTCCGTCATAATAGGAGATATCAATTATGCAAAAAGAATCTAAACAAACTAATATCGTTAGCTTTAGTGGTGGCAAAGATTCAACAGCAATGCTTTTAATGATGTTAGAAAAAAAGATGCCTGTTGATGATATTGTGTTTTGCGATACGGGCATGGAATTTCCTCAAATATATGAGCATATAAAAAAGGTTGAGGAATATATAAATCGAAAAGTAACTGTTGTTAAAAATGAAAAGACATATGAGTACCTTTTAGGAGAACACGTTAAGCGTAATGGAAAAATTGGGTATGGACATCCGGATTTTAGAAACAGATGGTGTACGTATATTCTAAAAAATCTGCCCTTTGCACGATATATAAAAAAATTTGATAATGTAGTCGAATTTCATGGTATTGCAGCAAACGAAAAGCACAGATCTGATAAAAATAGCAGAAGGCGCAGAATTATTCAATACCCGCTTATAGAGTGGGGTGTAACAGAAAAAATGGCACTTGAATATTGTTATAATAAAGGTTTTGATTGGGGCGGATTATACAAAAAATTTACCCGCGCTTCTTGTTGGTGTTGTCCTTTATCACGAATAGATGAACTTAGAGTGCTTTATAATGATTTTCCTGAATTGTGGACAAAGCTTGTTGAGATGGATAAAAAATCATTCAGAAAATTTAAAAGTTACTGTTCGGTGGAAGATTTAACTAATAGATTTGCAGAAGAAAATAAAAAACTAGCACAAAACCAACAAGATTCTAGTACAGGTTAAAGGGGTGATATAAGTGGCAGTAACTCGTTCTACGGCAGTAATAAACGAAGACATAACATTAAATATGACTTTTACAAAAAATGGAGTCTTAAATAATCCGTATCAGATTGTACAGGTTCAGATATATGATCCATCTTTTAATTTAATACAAACAATAGATTCAGAAAATGTTACTAATGTTAGCGCTGGTGTATATAGTGTTACTATGAGTGGTGTTTCTACAGAAGGAAGCTATACAGACAAGTGGACATATATAGCTGAATCTGGGGCTGGATATTCTTATGAATTTGGCTCTATCATTGTCTATGATGTACAAGCTGTTTCTGATACAACCTGGCAAAGTGTTATCGGTGAAATGGTTAAAAATAAGGTTTCTAATGTTGTATCTCCTTCTGGCACAGATCTTTATGAAAAAATAGCCCAAGCCGCGTTAGAGGTTACAATAGATATACCAGAAATAAGTAGTGCCGAATATAATAGGGTTTATACTACCACAGTTTATCCTGCACCAGCAATCATACCCGATCCAGTGCTTCAAAAAGATTGGGACTTTGTAGATCTAGTTGTTTTACAAACTGCATATAATATAGTTCAAGAATCCACATCTCAGGGCGCTAGCGAAGGTATAAGAGTTCGTAGCGGAGATGATGAAATTGATACAAATGTTGGTGTGGCGTCTAAGAATTCTGTATTGATGGAACTTAGAAGACAATACAATGAAGCGAAAAAAAGATATGCATTTAAAATAACAAGAGATTATTTAAGTCAAGTTATCCCTCCGGGAAGTGTAAATACATATGGGTGGTTTTAAATGCCGTTAATAAGTGCACAAGTAATTAGTTTATGGCAATCCAAAATGACCGAAATGATTAATTCTTTTGGGCGCACAGTTACTGCCATTGGACAGCCAAGCACAATTGATTGTTATAACTGTACTTACGATTATCAAAATAAAAGAAGTGGCAACAAATATACGCCATCTCCTTCTGGTATTCCGTTTGGACCGGGACAAACGTGTCCAGTTTGTGGTGGGTACGGTAGAATTACGGTTCAAAATAATAACTCGTTTATTGCAACTGTGCAAACAGAGCGCAAAGAAATACAAAACAAAAATGGTGTTATTGAACATCGTAATGTTGCGAGACTTAAAACCTTTTTAGTTAACTTTGATTATATGGCTAATTGTGTTGAAATGAGGATTAGGGATAAATCATATATACCTCTTACGCCACCTGTTAAAAAGGGTCTTGGTGAAGATTTTTTAGCTATAGGTGATTTTGTGGAGAAATAAAATGGCTTTTCAGATTAAAATACATATGAATAAACGAAATATAGAAAAACTAGAATCAGAATTGCGCCAAAGACTTACCAACAAATCCAGGAAAGTCTTTCGTAGCCATGGCATGAAAACAGCTGTTGGTATTGCAGTTGCATCTCTAACTAAAAAACACGAAGGTGGGGGCAAATACGCTGGGATAACGAGTATACAAGACACAGAAATGTGGCGCTGGATAAATGACAACAGTAGACAGGGAGGTATAGCTCAGCTTGGTTTAGAAAATCCTTATTCTAGCGAAATTTTGTTAGATGCTTTCAGAAAATCTTGTAGGGGTACCGCTAATGTTAAAGGGTCAACAAAAAAGGGGGCAGTTGGAAGTATTAATATTCAAGCGTTTAAAACACAAACATTAAGAGAATATACAGCGTATGAACAATTTGCGTTTTCTTTTGCTGAAAAATTGGCGGGAAGATCGTTGATAGATTTTATAGATGGTGCAGTTGTAGGTGCAAAATATAAATGGTATGATACTGGTTTAGTTTCTCTTGTGTTTGGACATGCCCCGCATAAATCGCGTACTTACTTTGCAAGAAGAGTTTTTGGCTTTTTACCATACATGAATCCAAAACAAGGAACATGGTCGGTCTTGTCTTCTAATCCAGAAGTTGCTAATTGGCGAGAAGAGGTTTTCACGCCCTCTAACAGAAAAATTATTAAAAACGGAATTATAGAATATGTAAAAAGTAAACTTATTAAAGAATACAGGAAAAAATAATGATAAATAAGAGACTTACAAATATACAAAAAACCATGGATTATTGGCTTAGAAATACGTTTGCTAATGCCGGTGGGTATAATACTGTAACATCTGGTCTCACTGGTTGGTTCCAAAATATAAAATATGATAGGTTTACTTTGTCGCATGATCCTAGTTATCCCGAAGGGACAGTTTGGGAAAGTTATTATGATAATTTCGTGTTTGACCAGGATGTTTCTGCGCCAAGTGGTTATACCGATTTGATTATTTGTAGTGGTGTCTATGTTGATAATGTTTTTATCCCTAATGGGAGTGGGGTACATGTTGATTATTTGAATGGTAGAGTAATTTTTGACACCCCCCAATCTGTAACGGCTTCTGTGGTTGGAGAATTCTCGTATAATACTGTGGCTGTTTATAATGTAGCTAATGATAGAAGGTTGTTTAGTGATGTCTTTAATAGACCGGAAACAATCCCAAGCGGGACGCTTTCTAAAATGCCTATTGTATTTTATGAACTTTATAGAGCTGGAACAATAGGGGGTTATCAGCTTGGTGGTGGCAAGAATGTTGAGTACTGGTTTAATGTTTATGTCATTGCAGATAATTTAGTAGATAGAGATAATATATTAGAAACACTTAAAGAAAAAGAAGAAATTAGATTAAAAATAATTGATTTTGATAGTGCCCCAGAAATATTTGATGAATATGGAAGTATTGCTAACGATTTTCATTTTTCAAATTGGCAAGATAATTATTCTTGTGGTCAATGTTGGGTTAGAAGAATTGTATATAATAGTGTTGATTTGGATTATTACGAAGGGGGATTGGCGCAAATTACCCTTAGGTTTTATAACGTATAATAAACATACTGAAATAGTGTATAATTATATGTGACATATAGTCTTATGACGATTTAAATAAGGAGGTGAGTTTTAGGTGCCTAATAACGAACATGTATTTTATGCGATACACGCAGTTCACCTTAGGGATACTGGTAGTGATACATGGTATCCTGTTTCTGGTGTTCAGTCTGTAGGTCTTACGACGACATTTGAAACCGAACAGACTTATCAGCTCGGTCAATTGCAGATCTATGCTGACGTTGAAACGATGCCGGCTGTTGAGGGTACCATAGAAAGAGTTATTGATGGAACTCCTACTTTGTGGGACTACTGTACTACTGATGGTGATGACCTTCCTGGTCGTTTGACCCAGAAATTTGATATGGCATTACTAATTTATTCGGACAGCCAAACTGCCTCTAGTGGTTATGCTGTTGCGGCATGTTATTGTTCTGGGATGTATTTGAATAACTGGACATTTACAATGCCTGTTGAAGGTGTTGCTACAGAGAGAGTTACGGTCGTTGGAAATGATAAAATGTGGGCTAGTGGAGTAGACGATTCTATGGCGTGGACCATAGGCGGAGATGTCCCTGATGGATTCTTCTCTGGTGGCGAAACTGTTCCTGCTGTTGCGCGTAGACAGGATTTAGATTTGGTTAATAGTATATTCCCAAGCGGTGCTGGTGGAATGCCTTATACTGGGGCATCCCTTGATGACCATTTGCAAACAATAACTATTTCTGCGGACTTTTCTCGCCGAGACATTTATCGACTAGGTCAGAGAAAACCGTACACAAAAATACCTAGTTATCCAATTGAGGTAACAAGTGCTTTTGAAACTATTACTGCTGCAGGTGATAAAATTGACGCCAGAAGTGATTTGACGACAAACACTTACGGTAAACAAATTAAGATTCAGCTTAAGAGTCCGTTTGATCTTGCTATTGATCTTGGGAGTAATAATAAATTGAGATCTATTGATTATGGTGGTGGAGATGCAACCGGAGGTGACGTTAATGTCACTTACAATTTCTCGAATTTCAATGAATTAGCTGTTGCTGGTGGTTAATGTAACCTGTTGATATTATTGGACTTATGGGGCAAGTGATTAAATAACACTCAAAAAAATCATTTGCCCCATTAAATTTTTCACCAAAATTGTGTATAATATATATTAGAAAGGATGGTACTATGAGGTATGGAAAGGAAATAAAACAAAAAGCTATTAATTTATATCAAAAAGGATTAACGGCAACAAATGTGGGAAAGGAACTGGGTATACCTACACAAACCATTGTGACCTGGACACAAAAAGCTAATATCAATAGAGGTCATAATAAATACTCCAAAGAAACAAAACAAAAGGCTCTTAGTCTATATAAAAGCGGTAAAACAATAGATCAAGTAGCCGAAGAACTTGGTATCGAGCCCTCTAAGGCTAACATTATATGGGTATGGTTGAAGAAAAAAGGTGTAAGCAGAGGACACAAAAAATATTCTTTAGAAACAAAACAAAAGGCTCTAAAACTTTATAAAGCTGGCGTGGGAACACAAACAATAGCGGAAAAACTTTCTGTTAATTCACCTATGACTGTTTGGTACTGGCTAAAAGAAGAAGGTATAAGCCGAAATGTGCAAGAATCTGCGCACTATAAAGAGAAAAAAATCTCTCCAAGCAAAATAACAGATGCTAATCTGTTATGGTATATGGGCTTTTTGTTTGGCGATGGACACTTAGAAAAAAGAAATTATAGGATTTGTATTGAATTAAATAAAAAAGATTTGGATATTTTAGAGAAATTTCAAAAATTATATCATAAACTTAATTTAGATGGAGCTTTTTACACCAGAAAAAACAATATAGCGCTAACGGTTTACTCAAAAAAATTTGCTGAATACTTACAAGAAAGACAGTTTCCAGAAGGGAATAGAATTGGCAAAATGGTGCTCCCTGAGTGGATAAAAAATCACCCAAAAGTAAACCATTTTATTAGAGGATTCTGGGAGGCAGATGGCGGTATTGATATTAATTCAAATAGGGCGGCTTTTTACTCCACAAGCAAACAATTTCTAGAATCAATCAAAGACATATTAGAAGAAAATAATATAAAGTGTTATCTCAACACACGAAAACAACGCAACATAAACTGGAAACCTTCTAATAATTTACGCGTATCAAAGAAAGACACAGAGAAATTTGTCAAGTATATTTATAATGGTTCAAGAGAAAATACCAGAATGAACAGGAAATATATTGCGGCAAAAGCTATGCTGGTATAATTATGGAAAGAAATAGGGACGATATATTACTGGCATATTTACTTTATGGAAGAAAAATAGTTTGCGTTAAAACCGATAATGGTATGGCTTTAGTGCAAATAAAATCATCTTCCTCTAAAGACATTTTGCTTTTAGATGCCATATATAAAGCCGCCAAAGAACATGCTATTTCAGAAGGATTTTTAACAGAAAATGAGCTTATTCAAGAGGCTATTAAAAGAAACACATGGTCTCACATACAAGAAAAAAGACTTTTAAATTTACAAAGTTTAGTCAAAAAATATTCTTCTGAAGATAATTATGACGAAAGAATGTTAAGAAAATTTTCGAGAGAATTAGACGAGCTAACTAAAAAAAGAAATAAATTAACAGAGCAGTCTGCTGAGTCAATAGCCGAACAACAGAAGAATCTTTGGTCCATATGCTTGAATTGTTTAACGATTGATGGGGAAAGATTATGGAAAACGCCAAATGATTTTGATGAAGATGATACGGTGCTTAAAAGTATTTTAGACCATTATAATGATACATTTGACATAACAATTTCCGATATTAGAAGAATTGCGAGAAGTTTTGTTTGGAGATTAATATGGACTTCCGCCAAAGATTTTGGGGAAAACATTTTGTATAATCGTCTTGATGAACTAACCATCGATCAGCAGATGTTTTTAAGATGGACTAATATATACGAGAATGCCTTACAAAGTATTCATCCGCCTACACAACAAGAATTTGAAGACGACAAAAAATTTGATGCATGGTTAAAAAGACAAGAAAATGAAAGCAAAACTAGTTCTACCACGGTTGTTCGCGGTGGTCCTACGGTGGATTCTCATGAAGATATATTTAAGGTTACTAAAAACCCAGAAGAGGCTGAGGAGGTTTTAAACCTAAATAGTCCTATCAACAGAATGAAACTAAAAAGAAAAATGGATATTATTAATTCTAGAGGGGGCAAACCTATTGACGAAACAGAACTGGCGAAAAAGCTTGGCGAACATGATGATAAAATAGTGTATGTTAAGAGAAACTATACTTAAAGAAAGGAGAGGATATAATGCTAGAAGAAAGTTTAGAGTTTGAAGAACGGGATTCTGACGAGGACTGTAAAGAGCTTTTGGTAAAAGAAATTGAAAAGCGGATGAAAAATATTTTTGTTGGGGCTTTACAGGCAATGGAACTTGCCGGATTTGCAGAATTTAAAAATTACAAAAATGTAAGATCAAGTATTTTAAGAAACGCTAACAATAAAATTCGTGAAGTTAAATCTATTATAAATAATTGTGTACACGTAAGCCCAATTAAACACACTATCCGTTTTGTGCAGCCGGGGGTAGATGTAGACGGAGAAGTTGTAGATTCGGGTGAATGTGGGCTAGGGAAATTTACAGTAATAAAAACAGAGGAGAGGTAAAAATGGAAGAAAAAGATATTGCAAGAAGATTTAAAACAAAAACTATTGGAGCAGACGGGAAAGAAAAAACAATAAAACTATTTATTAAGCAGCCATCAAAAAAAGTTATACGTGATGCGCAATTTCAATATGGAAAACACTGGAGTAATGCTATTCGTGAAGGATATTTTACAGAAGAAGAGGCAAGAGAGATTTTAAAAAAGCGAAATATTATAACCGAAGAATATACAAGACAGGTAGAAGCTGTACAGCAAGAAATTTTTGATACGGCAGAACGCCTATCTGAAATTTCAGAAAAAACAAAAGAGGGTTATGATCTTTCTCTTAAACTAAGAACATTGAGACTAACTTATTTTAGTTTGCTAAATAAAGAAAATGAAATTATGCGTAACACAGCCGAGGCTTATGCGTCCGATATTAGAGATGCATATATCGCAGCTCAGTGTACTTATGTAGATTCAGTTCAACCGCATCCGTTCTTTAAATCGTATGATGATCTTGTGGACCGTTCAGACGACATTGCAACCCAAGATGCTATTTTGAACACTATATATGTTATATATGGCACAGAATCACCCAAGGAAAGTTTCATTGAAAACATATGGCTTGATAAATATAAACTATTAGACGAAGAGGGCAACATTCTTGATTTTAAAGACGAAGAATCTAATGTTCAGCCCCCAAAGAAAAAACGTTCTCAAAAAAAGAAATAGTCTTTAGTGTATAATAAATAGTAGAATACGGCCACTTGGGGTTTTTAAACGGTACAATTTAAACGAGACGGCTCTTGTTAAAGGGCCGTCTCAACTTATAAAAAGAAAGAAGGGATATTATGGCTGATAATTTTAATCTTAATATAGACTTTAATATTGATAAAATTACCGGTGTCGAAAAACTTCAAAAAAAAGTTAATAAAATAAAGGTAGATGTCGGTCTTGGTAGCACAAAAGAACTAGAAAGACAGCTGGGCAAATTTGTTCCGTCTATAGCAAAGGCCAAATATCCTCTTAAACAAGTTAAGTCTTTTGAGAATCTTCCTGGTTTAGAAAAACTTGGCGATAAAATAAAACTTCAATATAAAAAAATAGATCAATACAGGTTAGCCATGGAGGCTAAGCAAATAGCGGCAGCGAAAGAAGCGCAAAAACGCAAAATAGCTCTTTTAGAAACTGAAAGAAAATTAAATAATGTTCTTCGGCAACAAGTTGAAATAAGAAGCCGTTTATGGAAAC